TCGTTCATGTGTGCGAATGTTGATAGCATTTTGTTTGTTTTAATAGGTTTCTGTATAAATTAATGGAATGTTGATGTTAGCTTTAGCTACTATGTATTGCTCCATGTAGTAAGGTACAACCTCTAGGTCATTTACAAAGGTGTTAACGCCATGTAGTACTGTAGTCCTATCTCTGTTAAAATAAGGAGCTATTTGGGCAGATTTTTGCTTATAGTGTACATGAAGGATATAGAAGCACATATTACGAGCTAATACTTGTGGTCTATATCTACCTTTTTTAGTGATAAGCTTCTCATCCACTTGGCATACACTAGCTACGCTTTTAATTACCTTGTTTACGATGTCCTGGTCTACAAAGAAAGTTTTTCTCTTTAATAGATTTAGTCTTGGTGTTCTAAATTTCGCTGTAGTCATTGATTTGTGTTTTTAATAGTTGAAGTTTTTTGTTATAGAATGTTTTGATTAACTCTGTCATTTCGTAATCATGGTTTTTTAGTCTTGTTTCAATAACGTAACGACTATAACCAGTAATCTCCATGATTTTCTTCATGTCGCCATATTTAAATAGGCTTTTGTAGTCTGTGATTTGTTCCATTTGTTTATTTAGTTTTAAAGTGATTGATATGTCTGTCTATTCCTTGAACTGCTGCATCTAATGATCCGTAATAACTAGCTCTCCAGTAATACCATTTGCCATGTAGGATTTGATTATCCCAAGTTATATACATCCCCTTATAGGTGTATTGTTTTGACATTCTGCCGTTACTGTTTACATAGGTAAACTCTTCTTTGATACCTTTTTTCTTTTGTTCGAGGGTTAGTTTCAACATTGTTTTTGGTTTAGTCCTCTTTAGAGAGGGTTTGTAAGATTTTTGTTTCTAATATTTCAGTTGTTCTTAGTGGTAAACCTTCAGAAAGTTTTTGGAATATAGCATAAGCTACATCTCTTTTACTGCTAATTGTTCCACTAATAAATACGCCATCTTGTTTTGTAAAATAGATTGTGTCATTTAGTAATTGGTCGGTTTCTTGTACAAATTCGAATTTCATGTTTGTTTGTTTTATTGTTTATTAATTGTTTCTTCTTCTTTTTCTTCATCATCTTCCCAATCGCAATGTTCTAAGCAGTCAGGACAAATATCTATTTCAGGATAATTGGTATGTGCTCCACAGCAAGTTGAGAATGGCATTACTTATTAAGTTTTTGGAGTCTTGTAAAATAGGTTTTTGGATCTCCAATCTTAGCCTGTTGCATATTCCTCTCATATTCAAGAGGATGTATGCAAGTTTTTGTCTGATGATTGTAATAGGCTTGTTCGCCTTTGTCAATGACTGTGCCAGTAATACCGCACTTCATCTGTTGGTTGAGTGTGATTAGCTCGTGCATGGTTTTTTGTTTTGTTTGTAATTGTTTTGTAAAATTAGTAGTTTTTTGGATATCTTTCGAAGTTTTTTGCTAATATTTTGTTAAAATTATGCAAAGGTTTTTTGCAAGTTATACGGAATACAGTCTAAATAATACTCAAAAGTGTATCCAATATTGTTAACTTCTTTTAACATTTTCTCAATTGTAAAATAATTTAGATCCTCATTTTCTTGATATTTATTTAAAATATCTAACAAATTTTTGGGTAAATTTTCGTAGTCGTCAAATAAATCTTGGTTCATAGTGGTTATTTGTTTGGTTATAAAAGATTTTTGCCCCAGATTTTTGTGGGGTTTTTTGTGGGTTTTTTGGGGAGTTTTTGCATAGGGTTTTTGGCAGGTTTTTGCCTGCAACTAGAAAATAGTTACAAATTTAATTTAGTTTGTTAGTCAACTAATGAGCGTTAGTTTTTGCTTTTTATGCTTTTTGCCATTAGTAACAATTGCACAAAATCAATTTGAACGCTATTTTTAGACGTTTCTAGCTTGTTTAATATGTTTTTGGTATTATTACATTACTTTGTATTTTGGTTGTCTTATTTTGGCTTAAATTAGCTTTTTATTTTGCTAGATATTCAAACCAATATTTGTTTTGTTGTTCTTTTTCTAGATCGTTTTGTACTTTTTCCGCTATTTTTTCCAGCGTTTCAGTATAAAGATCTTTGTAAAATTGCAATAAGTTTGCGTCCTCTGGATTGTTTTCCTCCTGAAGTTTTGTAATGATCAATTTTAAGTCTCGAATATTCATTTTTGTTTTGTTTTGGTTTGGTCCTTTGTAAGTTTCGAACTTATAAACCCTCCTGATAGGGCAAAGGAAAAAGGGAGCTTTTTTAGGGCTCCCTGATTTATCAACTATCTAACAACAAACCCGCTTATATCCTTTTTTGCGGCTCCTTTTGCCGTTAATCCTACAACTACATTTTGAGGATCAAAGTACCTTAAATCGGTAAGATCGCCATTAATTACGGGATAACCTTGCCAAAATTCAGGGAGCTCATTAGCAAAGACAACCGCAACATTACCGCCATTTTTCAGGACCTCAATACATTTTATTTCGTTATCCTCCTTTCGGCTAAAAGTTAGCTTATAATTACTATTTTGATATTTTTTAATATAGTTTGGGTTTGGCGTATAATCATAAAATAAAAGTGAACTATAAAAAGGATCTAGAAAATCAATCCCTGAATATCTTTTTAATAGATCTAAATGATTAATGTCAGAGGTCCCATTTAAACGAATAGCTATTTTAACGTCCTTTTTAATTGTCTTATCTAATATTTTTAATAATTCATTGGCTAATTGAATATAAAAGTTATGGCGATCATATCCCCAAAACTTTGTTTTGTTTATTCGAGCTAATTGAACATTAGAAAAAATACCCATACCAGCAGTATTAAGACAACCTTTTATACAACCTTTAGACGCAAACGGGCAAACATTAAACCCGCTCAAATTAGCGGGTGCCATATATAATATAAACGTTTCTAAATCGTTTTTAATTGTTTTTGCGTTTGTTGATCCTTTACTGAGTAAGTTCTTAACTGGTTTGTAATTGTTTTGTGGTTTGTTTTGTGTTAGTGTTTGCATGATATTAATTTTAGTTAATTTTTAAATAAGTTAAATTGGGAGCTATAAAGTCAATTTTTTCAGTATTAAAATAGTGCTGGTTGCAATATCCAAAAGACTTAATGATAGATTGATTGAACCAATTTTCTAACTTTTTATATTCTTTTGTTTTTTCAGGTATTTTGCAGTCTCTCACTTTGTATAAGAACTTAAAGTCACTATTTTCTATTTTATAGAATAGATAAAAATTTTCTTTTGTTTTGTTTCTCATTATTATTTGTATTTTGTTAGATCCTGAAATATTGTTTTGATAAGGGTAATTACTAACGTCCCAATAATTAGATAGACGATAAAAGATAATAAGTTAATCATGTTATTTTATTTTAGTTAATAGATAGTCAGTTAATAATTTAGCCATATTTGATAATACAATAACAAACAGGATAAATTGAGTAATTAAAAGGAAATTGGATAAGTTTTGCATTTTGTAATATTTAAAAGTTAAAATCAGGGAGCAATTTAACTCCCTGATTATTTTTTGTTTACTTAATTGATTGAATTAATTGATACTCCTTTTGATTGTAACTAATAGGTAATAAATCAACTTCATTGATATTAAAATCAATTTGCCTATCTAGTTTAATAGTAACCCTTGATCCTACAATCTCATAAACGGGATAAGTTTTGCCTTTCATGCCGTCGTAATTAACGTTAATAATAGCGTTAAAATCAAACCCTTGATCAATTAATTGTTTAAATTTTGCGTTTGTGTTTGTGTTTTGCATTTTGTTTAATTTAAGGGATTAAGATAAATAGAACTAATAAAAAACCTAAAGTAAATCCGATAGTTAAATACCCTAAGTTGTTGCGGTTTTGTTGCGTGTTTCTCATTGTGTTTTGGTTTGTTTGATAAATCAAAGATATGCAAACAAATTGAAACAATTACAAATAATTGTAAATATTTTTTATTTATTTTTTAGGTATTCGGTTTATCCTGATATATTAGTATAAGTATTCAATTTATTATTATATATTATATTATTAAGTACATTAGTAATTTAATATTGAATATAAGATATAAGTACTTATCTAATTAAATTAGTAGGTATGTATTAATATAATAGTTCACATGGTTTTTACTTTTGCCGTTTCAGTCCCTTTCCAATCATTAAATTATTCGTACTAACTTAGCGGACACACTAACCGAAATATACCAATGACAATAACCACTATTTTAAGCCAATTTAAGCCCCTCAAAAAATTAGTCAACAAAGTATTAGGGATAACATGAGATAACCGATTTTTGGGGTATCTAAACGCTAGTAGTGACCCCCTAGCCCTTTTATTCGTGTGATCTAAAATATGCACCCCTTGTGCCCCCCAATATTCTGATATAAAACAATGATTTTAACATTTTTAAACATTTGAGATGAAAGATACTTATGGCAAACGTCAGTACACTTGTAAATGTGGTACTAAGACTGATGGATATGTTTGGTTTAGTCAAATCAAGACTACAGAGTTTGAATGTACTAACTGTGGCAAGTGGTTAGGTCATGATAACCTAGAAAAGAAGGTAACTAGCATTATTTCAATACGCACACCAACAAAGAATAGATAATATGAACGCACAATTCAAAGAAATAGCTAAAGAAGCTTTTATTATAGCCTATAAGGAAAACTTTGGCAATATCACCATATCATGTGAGGCTTCTGGAGTCGGTAGGACGCAGTATAAAACTTGGTTGAAGGATGATGCTGAGTTTGCTAAGAGGTTAGCTGAAATCGAGCCTGAGGAGATAATGCTTGACTTTGGCGAACAAAAGCTAATGGAGAGAATTGCTAGAGGTGACACCTTAGCGACCATGTTCTTACTGAAGACTAGAGGCAAGAGAAGAGGATATATCGAGAAGACTGAGGTTGCTCATGAAGGAGATGTGGTTAAGCAGATTACAGTCAATGTTATAAAACCGAACCAAATTGGAGATATTATGAAACAAATAGATGGAGATGAGCACAAGAGCTTACCAGAAGGTGAGATAATTAACTTTGATACTCAGACACAGCCAGGAATGGTCGTACCTGCATACAAAGCAGGAGAAAGTGATGAAATCCCACTTTACAACCATGATAACGGTGAATTATTAGATATTAATGAAGACGGTGACTATGAGGAATAGCTACAATGCTTCTATTTCGCATTTTAAGGCGATTCTACGGCATTTAACCCTATGTGTAGTACTATGTATCCATTTTGGAATTGAAAGGCTTAAATGGGCTTTAAAATAGCAAATAAGATATATACCCCTACCTTCTTATAAAACCAAAAGTTTTCTATTAGTAAACTTCAGACCTATTTTTTAAAATTTTTCCTATGAACGTTACCACAAACGTAGTATTCGAAGTCCTCCAAAACTCTAACAAGAGAATATCCATCATGCAA